CACTGGTCAGACCTGAAATTCCTTTTGGACCTGGTTCCTAAGCAGATGAAGATCGTCACGGTACATTTTTTCTGGAGTGGTCTTCTTGACTTTGTCAAGCTCTTTCTGCTTCAGGTCAACCTTCTTCTGAAGATCGACAAACTTCTCATAAGTGAGTGACCAGATCGGCATTCCAAGAAGGAATTCATAGGAATCATCCTGTTTCTGGATCCCCTCTTTCTCGATTGCCTTGATGAGATCGGGCCGCTTCTCATTTGCAACTATGATCCGACCTTTGACAACTGCATCCACAAACTTGGATCGAGCCTCAAGGATGTCAAGCTCTCGCTGCAAATCCACTAGAAGACGAGCCTTTCGCTTGTCATAATAGCTTAAGCGAAATTCGACAAAGTACTTGACCATGTCAGCAATGGTGTCGAAGACCTTCAACTTGCCATGCTCATCAAGCGTTGTGTAATTCTCAGTCTCTCGCTCCTGCATCTTAAGGACGTCATCAAGCTTATTCTTCTTAATCAGCTCTGCGAGAGTCTGACGTGGGAACTTTAGGACATAATGCACCTTTCCTGATGTGTGATCATCATAGGTGTGCAATGTTCCTTTCTCAACAAGGCCCTCAAGGAGAGCTTCATATTTCTCATATGTGAAGCCGGGCGGAACTTCAGTGATCTCCACAGTCGACATGTTCTTAATGTCGTACTTGCCTCGGATCAACCAGCTCTTGTGATTATCAGGCGCAACGTCAAATGTGCCCGTAAATCCTCTGATCCAAGGCTTCAGGACCTTGACATCCTTGCCGTCAAGAACATCAAAACACGCGTCGATCAGGTCAAGCGGATTGCGGTTGAGGATGTTTGTCGCAAAGCCGACTGCAATTCCGGATCCACCATTGAGCAGGACAGTTGGAACAATCGGGAGGAAGAATCGAGGCTCGATCTCCTCACCTTCTTCAAACTGGGGCGTTGTTAGTTCAAAGTCTTTGTAGAGCAGCCTGAAGTTTTCATTGAACTTCACACCGACGTATCGAGGCGCACCTGCTTCGGGTGACCTGAGCGATCCAAACTGACCGATGCCTTGAAAGATAGGCATGGAGCTTTTGAAATCCTGTGCCATTCCAACGATTGCACCTTCAAGAGATGCATTGCCGTGGTGGTAGTACGCATTTGCTGCAACTGTACCTGCAAGCTGGAAGACCTTGAGCGGCTTTTCATTCCCTGTCTTCCAAACGCTATTGGCAACGTGAGCAACCTTGCGCTGTGTGGGTTTGAATCCATCAATCACAGATGGGATTGCTCTGTTCTCAACTACATACTTTGCATAACTCAGGTACTCATTGTCAAAGAAGTCTTCGACTTTGCGCTTAGGGATACTCAAGATTCCTCCTCAATTACCTGCGTTCCCATGATTCTTTCCTTGCGTGGCGTCGGGTCAGATCCAAACCATGCGTCTAATGTGTTCTTAAAGTCTTTGTCGAACTGGATGGAGAAGAGGTTTGGATTTTGGATGATCTCACGGTACTCATCATCTTCCAGAGCTGCAAGGCCCTTCTTATATGCAATGTCCCACTTAGACAGGTCTTTCTGCTTTGCTTGCCATTCTTCGAACTCTGACGCCGTGTAGAACCACATCTTCTCGTCTTTCTTCTTGACGACAACAAGCGGCGTCATGACACGACAGATTCGATTCTGTTCAAACATCTCAGGCCAATACCTGCCAAAGAAGTTGATTAGTAGGCCTGCAATGGAGTCGCCATCCGGATCGGCGTCTGAGTAGATGAGGATCTTTCCATATCTCAGATCCTTGGGTTCTTCACCAAGGCGAAGACCGATTCCTGCCAGCAGGTCCTTCACCTCTTGATTCTGGATCACCTTTGTTGCAGGCATCTCAGTCACATTGACAAACTTACCACGAAGTGGAAATGCGCCCTGCGTGTCTGGATTTCGATACTTCCGGAATGCTGATGATGCACTGTCGCCCTCGAACAGCGCCAATGTGCAGGAATTCCTAGTCACTCTTGCCTTTGCATCGATGAGCTTGAGTACCTTGCCCTTTGCAAGGTTCTTGTTGAGTTCTCGGAGCTGCTTACGCTCATCTGCAAGAGCCTTTTGTTGCGCCCAATCCAGGATTCTCTGGACAACTTCAGAAGCAAGAATTGTCTTGAGAGACTTCTCAGACATCTCAAACTTAGAACCGAACTCACGAGGTTCAGTGATTAACTTTTCCTTTGTCTGAGATGAGAATGCCGGATTGACAATATCTGATTGAACGAGAAAGAAGAAGTGATTTCGAAGTTCTGATGGCTTCAGTTCAACCTTGTGCTTCTTTCTCACACGCTCTCTGATCCACTCGATGATGCCTGATGCGACATGGTCGACATGAGTTCCACCGTCCTTGGTCTCGACTGCGTTAACGAAAGACACTTGCGTAAAAGACCCGTCTGATGGTAGGACACCTACCTTCCAACGACCTTCTTCTTCGTAGATGACATTCTCTGCGTAGAGTTTGCAGTAGTCCTTGAATGTTGGAAACTGAAAATTCTCACCATTAAATGAGATCTTGAGGCTTTGATTACATGCTGCTAGGTCGATGCAACGCTTTCTCATGATCTGGATGTGATCAGAATCGATTCCAGACATTCCAAATCGAGCAAGATCGGGCTCAAAAAAGATCTCCGTGAAACCTTCACGCGACTTGGAGACAACAGCGTCAGATCGATCTCGCATGTTATTGCTGAAAGTCTGGACAAACACGTTCTTCCTGTCGGCAGTTTCAATCCTAAAGACCTTTGAGAAGATGTTTGTGAGAGTCGATCCGACACCGTTTGTGCCTGCGACGAGGCGTTCTTCGTCATCATTGAAGTTTGAACCCGCCTTCAGGTTCGAGAAGATCAACTCAGGAATCCACTCATTGTGTTCTGCATGCATGACAACTGGAATGCCGCCATTGTCACGGATGCTGACTGTGTTGTTCACAGAGTCGACATCGACCTTGATGTCATTCAACTTGGGATTGCGCCTGTGCTCATCGACAGAGTTAGACACGATCTCGTCAAAGATCTTCAAGAAAGCAGGATTATAAGTCAGCTTTCTTTTCTCAAAACGACCTTCGTCACCGAGAACATAGATCTCCTCCTCACGAGACTTTGTTGAACCGACGTACATGCCGGGTCGAAGTAGAACGTGCTCAATATCAGAGAGCTTACGATACTTCTGTTCAATAGATTTTGTATTAGACATGGTTACACATTATTTGCACACGTAGAAATGTACATATATTAAATGACAGGAATGAGGCAACTTTTCCAAGTCTTGAAATGTGCATGATCACTATCAAGCACACCTCGATCAGCGGTCATAAACTTGTACTTCCAGCCACGCTTTGGTGTGTTAATTGCATCCACAATCATGAAGACTGATCCAGCAGGATATTGGTAGTGCTCGTGTGTTCCACCTGTCGAATTTCCAGCTGAATAGTAGGTCGATCGACCCAGATACATTAGGTCATTCTTGGTCACCACCAACATGCCTACATCGAACGGGGGCTTGGGTTTGGGCAATTACCTTTCTCCTACGCCTATTATAAACCATGGCGAGTTCGTTTACACGAGACCAGGGTTGACCCCTGCTAAATCGAGAGACCAACCCTGGAAATTGTCTGTTAAAACAGAATTAAAAAGTAATAGTGATTATTACTTGATCTCGTCAACCGACTCCTGGATGACGTCAGTCCAATCAGTTCTCAACTTTATGAGCGGATTAAAGTTCGCCTTCTTTCTCTCGAGAACGAGCGCGCTCTGAGGCTTTTGGAGGACACCCTCAATCTCAAGATCTTCGAAGTCTATTGAGGTCGCTGCTTTGTAGACAACTTTTCTTCCGTCTTCATCCCATTCAATATTGTCACCTGCTTGTGCAAGTGAAGCCAAAAATAATAGAAACATTCTACCTCCTTGTGGTGCCTATTCTTCTCGATCTTCTCTAGACAGTTCTAAGTATTCTTTCAATGTAAGAGAGTCAAGATTCTTGCCCTTGTTTAGCTTTCGTGGATTCTTACACAAGTGACATTGACAACCCCAATGCGACTCTGTAAACTTTCCTACACGCCTTTCATTCAGCCAATCAGAAGTGCCATATCTCTTGAGAATCTTACGAGTCCTTGCTTTCTTTCTTTCTGTGTGATGGCGGCGGGAAGCTCTTCCTTTATTCATCAATCACCACGAGTTGTACATTCGAGACGTGGACTCGCCGATTCTTAAAAGCAACAGTTATCATTGATTCTGTTGGACCATACGATCTTGTCGAGATTATGATTCCAACTTGGTCTCCGACAGACCAGAGATTGGCGTCTCTCATGTGTGTGAATCGAACTTTTCGACCGGGAACATAGTCTTCTCTTCGTGACATCTGTGCCTCCTGTAGAAAATCTAACTTTCTTAAGGTGTGTTTACAAGTGGCTAATAGGGAATTGTTGACTTTGCGCGCCCAACTGGAAAGACGTCCCACTTCGATATTTTATCAATTCTTCCACCGATCATGACATAAACTTTGCTGTGGTCGTATTTTGGCTTCACTTTCTGTATCTTGTTCTCTTCCATCACAACCATGCCGATATCTTCCTGTCCTCGTTCATGGTTCCAGATGCCCACTAACTCACCGGGCTCACGCCTCATCTGCTGCCACGCTTCAACGAGGTCATCAATTGTCAGTGACGACACTGTCTGCCTTCCTGTTCACATAAGCCTCGAGGACCGCGGGATCAACATCAGCGGGATCTCGGAACCTGCTGAAGACAGGGAACCGGAGCTTGCCGTCGTTCGTGAAGGGTGGCTGGTGTTCCACCTCAGCGATCCGACCGATGTAGGTGTCAGGCCCGTCTTCTTGGATCTGCTTCTTCTGTGCGTCGGTGTAGCCTCCACCCACCTTCGTCACCACTCCATTCTTGGTGAGGACGTGGAAGCCACCGAACTGTCCAGCGCGCTTTGTCTTCTCAGGCGAGAGGTGCCAACCCACAATGACGCCTTCTTCGGTCGCAACGGGCTTCATCTTGAGGATCGCATCAGTGCGCTTCCACTGGTAGGGAGTGTCGAGACGCTTGAGCATGACACCCTCATAGCCCTCAGTGAGACACTCGTTGTAGAACTCGCGAAGTTCAGTCTCGTCATTTGCTGTGGTGGACTTCACGTAGCGGAAGGGTGTTCTCTCAGTGTCACCGATTGTTAGCTGGAGGTCAAGGAGGCGCGCACGGTAGTGTGTCTTGGACACCTGCGTTTGCCATGCAGAGAGATCTACGATGTCAAAGACGTGGTAACGCATGGCCGAGTCGTCTTTCTTGGTCTTCGATGACATTACAACTGATGCTGACTCATTCCAATCATCACCCATCACCTCTCCGTCGAGGACAATATCATCCTCCTTTAGATCCTTGATCGCCTGGACGATCTTGGGCAGGGTCTCGATCGGAGTGCCGCTTCGCGTAAAGAGAGCGACCTCGCCGCGATTCTTGACTGCGATCAGACGAAGCCCATCCAGCTTTGCCTCGACACGGACTGGGTACTTGACCGGGTCAGTGATCTTGAAGTCACCGTTGACGCCCACCGTGGTGAGCGACTCAGCCAATGCCACAGCGAAGGGGACGATCGACCCGGGCCAGATCTTGTTGATCGTGGTGGCCGACACACCGCAGCGGAGGTTGCGCCAGAGGAGGCGCTCACACCATTTCTGTCCTAGCGCGTCAAACTGACTCATCGCCACCTCGACCGCTTCTCGGGCCTTGTTACCTGTCAGCGTGCGTCTGTTCAAGACTTCTAGTAGAGCAATGAAGGAGGAGAGCTCAACGTCCTCGTGGTTACTGTTACCAGGAAGAGGATCCGGACGATTGTACTTCGCCACGCCCCAGTTCTTCCACGGATCGAAGGCCATCGTGAGGAAGTCGCGGAGCAGAAGGTCATCCTTATTGTCGGTGAGGACCTTCTCCTTGAAGAGACGAGAGTTATCGGATTCAAGCTGTTCGAGGACTTCGATGACGTTATTAAAAGGGTGACTCACTATTGGCTCCTTGTGAGATCATTGTACTATCTTTAGGTTTTGTTGCACGAAATTTCGTGGTGTTGATCTTCAGATACGCACACGAGATCGTACTCATCCCAAAAATGCTCAAGAGGATTTTGGCCCCACTTGATCGAATAATAACCATTAGTGTCTCTATCTACAACAAATCCTAATTTCGTATGTGAAATTGTGAGGTCGTATTTCCTCATAACGAGATCACCTGGCTTGAGTCTTGACATTACTCACTTCTTGATCTTACATGCGGATTTATTTTAATCTGATCTCACTCAGGATCATGCGGACCTGACGTCGTATGATTGCCTCTTCTGCACGACGGAGCTCGTTGTTGAACCACTTTAGTGTATCTTCTGAACCGTGTGTCGAGATGAATCGATTGACGCTAGGTCTGATTCTTGTCCCGTCAGATGTGTCACCTTGGTGAACTGGCCACATTAGCGGATTGTCAAGGACGTGCGTCGGCGGGACGTACCAGAAAGGCAGGCCTTTTCTCATGAAGTTGATGACAGCTTGCGAGACGACCTGCGCCATTGTATCCATCTGTGCCGGGCGATCGACGCTCCTTGACGCGACTTCACTGTTAAGCGCGAAGTCAAATGCACTCCCCACCTTCACATATCCCAGGCTGTTCAACGCGTAGTTTGTGGGGTAAACCTCATTGGGTGGCATGCCAGGAAAGTTCTCAGCAAGATCGCTGTGCATCATCTCACCTGATATCGGCAAGAATGCTCCGTCAGGTGCAATCCATGCGAGGCTCTGTGGACGCCTCAATGTAGTGCTACTAATCTGGTTCATTTCTTTTCCATGCCTTCATGAGCATGTCAAGTAGTCGGTGTGAGATGTGACCAAACATTAGCCTACGCCAGTGTATCCGTTTGATCCTGTGACTGTCAGGAAATTCTTAACTGGGATGTTTGTCAGGCCCGCGAGCATGCTAAATGTAGGCGAACCCGCGGAACCAGAGATGAACAGCGCTGAAGTTCTAACATCTTGTGAAAAAGATTGGCCACCGCTTAAGATCAGAAAGTTTGACCGCGAAGGTAGAAGACCATTTTGTGTGAATGCAACAGCAAGAACAGTGCTCGATGCCGCAGTGTTCTGCACAAATATTGACTTAGTGACAAATTCAAAATTATATGACTTCGTCTGGCCAAGACTGACATTTGAAGATGTTACAAATGGGACAGGTGAAATTTGATATGCAGGAACATACCCTTCACCAATGACTACGTTATTGAGAGACATTACTAAGACTCCAACTTTATCTATAACTATCTCGATCAGATAGTTAATAAATCTTTAATCACCGGTCCCTAGACCTTCCCACAGCGGTCGCTTTAAACATTCTTTCGTCTTTTGTCTCTCAACTTCTTCTATAAGACGAACTACGTCTGAGGTGTTCACATCGAGTGATAGGTCAATTCTTGACCTGCATCTTTCAATCACTTTCTCTATCTTCTCATCTTGCATCTTGGTATCTCCACTTGCCTTGTCCTTCATCACATAGGCATTGGTTCTTCATATCAATAATAGGGGTGATCGATCTTGATGGTGAGCAAGATTCTGCACATGCATTGTCAAATGATCTACTATTGCCTGCTGCATAAAGACCATAGAGCAAGAAACATATTAGACCAACAAAGAGAATGATGTTAAGAAATTCTTCAATTCTCTTCTCAACCATCAGAATGCGTCCCGGTCGAAGAAGCCCCAGCCATTGCCCAGCTTCTCCTCCTTGATGGTGACCACGAAGTTGTGCCCTCGCTGCGTCAGCTTGAGGACCATCGTTCCGGTCGTGGGATCGACCTTGTAGAGGTGTTCACTACGAAGAGGAAGATCGATCTCCTCGTAGTCATCATCCTCGTCATCACCGATCTGCTTGACTCCCACCTCGAGACAACCATGACCGTGCCTGCCGACCTGCATAGAAGCGAGTGGATTTCTGCTCAGTGTCTCACCGTAGCTGAACTTCCACTTTGCGCTAGGCTCATCGGGAGTCGCAACACTGAGTGTCCACTTAGACCGAGACGTGGTGATGGGCTTCACGTTGAGGATCT